CGTAGCCACTCTCCCCCTCTGACAAAATCAGTAGGGCGAGGTGCCTCTCGTCGTATAGTAAGATCAGGTGCTAAACCAAGACCTTCTATCTCTTTCTCTAGGGTTTCAATCCTAGTTACTAAAACGGCTAAGCGATCTAATGAAAGATCACTTTCAATAAGGGAAGCTAAGCTTGTTTCGAGTCCACGTAGTTCACTATGTAGGTCAAAGAAAGAATCTCGATAGCAAAATTCTATCATACCCATCAAAGATCGAATTTGATCTTGTGATAGAGTTCCCGGGTCCCGTACCAACCAGATTGCATCTGGGTTAGCACGTACAGCCCGGGGCCATAATGACCCTGAAAACTTAGGGTCCCCAACAAATAAGAACTTAGGCAGTTGCCATGGTTCATATTTGGAGGTTCCATAATGAGCCCTAGTTCTATCTACTGTAACCAATTTGGTTAAAGCTTTCGCTCGAGGTAATAAATCAATTACTCTCTGACGAATAGACGCAGCCAAGTCTTTAATCCAGATATAATCCGGATATTTAAAGTCTTGACCACCAGAGGCCATCCAATTAAGGATGTCTCCTTTGAATCCAGGACCTCCGGGTCCGTAGTATGAAACTACGTAACCCTGAAGGCGACGAGGTAATACTGACCATGGTTGGTTGATCCGGGATATGGATCGATATCCGAATCCCAAGAGGGATAAACCTTGAGATAAGGATAATTGATACTTCTGGACCAATTCCAACCACGCCGGCAATGAACCGGCAGCTGAGAGAACCTCTAGTAACGCTAGCGGTCCTACAGAGTAACCTCCGTAGTAGACACGCTTAGCAAATTCGAGGACCCCTCGACCTGAAGAATCCTTAACAGATTTAGAAAGTTGGATTCCAACTCCTAAACCTGTCATGATCTTCAGATAGGTTTCGGCTACTCGCCGGTCAGCAATCACTATGTCATCTCCTAGGAGAGCATAGTCCTCAAACCAGTCATCACCAGAGATCCGCCCGGACAAAGTCGCTGCCATCTGCACTATCGCATGATGGGTCATAGCAAGCATTGCCCAAGACGTTAAAGCACCCATAGGTTGTCCAACTGCGTAACGTATAAATTGATCACCATCATAGTTCGGGCCTATGGCCCGTCTAGGTAAATCATACGTACGTCCCACCATCAACGTCATCCAAAGATTAGCTCCATGAGCGGTTATTAACCGGCTCAGGAGTACTCCTTGAATGAGAATAGGCAATCGATCCGTGGCAGCGCTTAGATCCAATGAATAAAAGCAACTGTGCCCTTTGGACTGTAAAAGTTTAATAGGTGCAAGTTGATCGAATGTTCCATCTTGAGGGATTACCTTCAAGATATTGAACAGGTAATCATGCAAGGGCTTCATTGCCCATTGCGTGAAACAGTCTACCATAGCAAATACGCGGATTTTACCCGCAGGTTCATCTTTTAAACCTAATTTTCCAATCGAAATACGCACGTCACGTGCCTCTTCCGTAAGTAATGACGGAGCTATTTTACTAAATTCCTGCAACCAATTCAGAAATCTAGTATTTCGCGTGAGTTGCAACCAATCTATAAAGAAAGGGAGCAAGTCCGATTGGGACCAGGCTATAGCTGTACGAATTATACCGAAAGGTGACGTAGACAGATATAAATCATTCGTTGGAGTTGTCCGCGGAATAAGAAAAGGTGAAACACGAAATCTGGATAGTAGAGATATCGGATCGTAAAGATCCTCTTCATCTACAGCTTGCAATTTCACAAGTTTTCTCCAGAATTGGTCCGAAAATCGAGACCAATCAGGTAAGAATCTTGAAAGATCCTTACCAGAATCGGTAATTGAAGAATAAGATAACTTTCCTGGAAACTCAATAACCCTATAAATAGAGAATAAAGTGAACCAGTATCGTATGATAAGGATATCCCCAGCAGCGATCCGTCTTCGATGAAGAACGGGAATCACTGTAGGGAGTCCCAACATCCCTCTTCTAACTCTTGGAGTTGAAGGGAAGGAATCTAAATCTCTTGCTATAGATTGAGCCAAAGAAGTATTCAAAGCTTTCAGAGTTAGTACTAACCCTTTAAGACCTTGACTTCGGCCCAGGAATGAGCACCAAGACACGTAACGGATAGCTGGTTTTACAAAACTTAGACGCATATATCCTAACCGTCCACGAATCTGAGAGATCAGAAACGTAAGGAACGGTCGACCTTGATTTCTCAAGATCATGGCACCAACAGCTGCTAATACATTTTCAAGTTGCGAACAAATAAATAATTTTATTGTCACGCGTTGTAATTTTATTAACATCATTGGACTCGGTTTCCACTCGCGTGGGCCGCAGCCACCTTATTCAAGGAGACGGATGTTTCGTCTGAGGCTTCAAACTAACTATCCACCGGATGTACCAACAAGGTGCGTCGGCATCATTAACTTATTACGGTTAACGTGCTCGACCCCCTTTAGGATTGGTAAGGACCCCGCCTTTAGCGAGCCTATCAATACTAAACCCCTTCCACTTAAGGAAGAACCTTAGTACGTAGTACTTGCGTATGGGCATTTCGTAATCGGAATACCGACCCTATCCTTCTCTACATCCTTAGGAATTAGAGAGACCTCGCGTTTTAACTTTATCGTATGGTCTAAATCAGCCATCGAGAGTTAGGGTGTGAGCCTTTCTCAATGTTGTCCGCAACGGACACTGAATATATATACTCAATCATTAAAACGGAATAATTACCGTAGGAGAACCTAGATCCGCGATGCTGAACTAACAGCTACGCTTCTTTTGGTCCTTTCTTAGGATTTTAAGAAGTTAGAGTG